CGTGGCGTAGCTGTTGTCGCCAAATGTCAGCGATACCTGCAGCCACGGCAGGTTGTTTGGTGGTGTAAATGGGACATTGGGATAAGCCACCGGATAGGACGGCGCTGATGCCATCTCAGCAGCGATGCGGCCCTCGATCGCAGCACGGACGTCGTTGTAGGTGCTGCTCATGATTCCCTTGCGATCTTGTCAGCGGCTTTCTTGATGAAGTCCTGCATGTCCTTCGCGACCATGTTAGGGATGTAACCCTTTTGGATCTGGTTATCCTTAGACCGCCATGTGCCATTCCATGATGGCGGCAGGTTGTTGCCGGTCAGCACCGGCTCGACGTACGGCAAATTGTTGTGAATGCTGTAGACGTTGCCGACCTTTTCCTGCGAGTAGTTGATGCGTTCCGGTGGCGTGATGGCACCGTTGTATTGCCCCTCGGGCTTGATGCCACCAGATGCTGAGTTTTCGCCGATCTGCCAACTGGCGCGCAGCCTGCCAGTATCAACCGGGCTGGCTTCCTTGACACGCCTGTCAGTTTCAAGCACAGCAGTACGCAGCAGCTTCTCAAACTGCCCTTCGATGTAGTTACCGATCTGCGATAGCGGGATGTTGCGCGCCATTGCTATGCCCTCAGGATCAGTTCGTAGGTGATCGGCTGGTTGTCTTGCTCGATTGTGGCGATACGGACCACCTGATAGGTGACGCCGCTGATGATGATGCGATCAGCAGTGGTAGGCGCTGCGTTGACATCAGCCGCTGCGATCGTCAGCCTGCGGTCACCGGCCTGGATCAGATCACCAACCTCACGAGCGCTGACATCCTGCAGCACGCCTTTGATGGATGTGTCAGACGTAGCCTCAGACGCCGTACCGGTCGTTGGGTTGTAGATGCCAGGCGTCACCGTGCGCAACGTGACATCACCACCAAACTTGCTCATCAGCTTGGTAGCAACCTTACGTAGCGGTGTGGCGAGCGTCATTGTTGTGTCACCAAATACGTGGGGGCTTCCAATGCAGCAACACGTGCTTCTAACAGTGTAAGCCTGTCAGTTGGCTCCCATCGATTGGCAGCTGCATTCCAACTAAGGGCATCGCCATCCGACTTGCTGCCATTGGCTTCTACGTCATGCAGATCCTGCAACCGGCGACCGGTATCCCAACGGACAAAGATCGTGCCGTTGTTTCTGCTGCTGATCACTGCAGCGACAGGCAGCTTCAGGTTAGGTGCTTGCGGCTCGGTTGCGGTGAAGCCGCCTGGCACAGCTGGATTGCACCACAGGATGGCACCTTCGGCGTAGCCGCTGGTATTGATGCCACGGATCTTGCCGAACACTGACACATAGCCATCGCTAGCGCCGAGGATTGGTTGATCGGTGACGCCGAAAAAGACATAACCCGGCTGGCTGCCATCAGCAACCATCGGCGCTACTTTGATGCGACCACTGGCGCCAAGCGTGCCGGCAAACATCACCGCCGTACCTTTTGGGATCGTGACGGTGTTGCTGGCATTACGACACAGCACCATCATCTCCTGGCCGATGTAATTGCTGATGTTGCCTTTGCCAAGTTCTAATGTGCCTTCATCAGCATTCCACACAACTTGACCGTTAGCAGGCTCAACACCTGCGGTTAAGTCAAACTGCAACGCATTAACTTCAGGTGTTGATGTCCATTCGCTGTGATAATCAGTGCCGCTAGATTTGACCAGCAGATCCTTCGGGTTGCCGCCAGGTGGGACCCCAGCTTGGTTAACTTCTACGCCTGTTGCACTGACAGTTGGCACCACCGTAGTAGCACCTTTCTCGGTGATTGATACCGTAGCCTGCGTTTCGGTGACGGTGACAATCGTCATGGTGCGGTGTAGCCCTCAGACACATAGACGATGCCCTCTAGGTAATAGTTGCGCAGCCCGGCAGTGTCTTCCAGCAGTACGTCATAAAACGCTTCGTCCGGGAATGTTGCGGTTTGAGTGTCCGTTAACGAGATCTTGATCTGACCAGTGATGCGGTCGGTGTATGTGATTGCAAAGTCTGCATATTTTGTGCTGCGGCTGCGGTCCCACACCTGCGCGTAAGCAGTCCAGCCGGTAAGATCAATGCCAACACCGGCAGCATCCTTGAACTGCAGCTGCAGGTCAAAGTCCGCCCTGCGTTGCAGTGAGATGTTGTGCTGGCCGGGCTGAACGCTCATGAAACCCAGGGCAAACCTACAGCTTTCGATGGCGCGTGCTTCTCATCGAGCTGCGCTTGCAGTGCGGCTTCGATCTCGGCAACCTTTTCTTCGCCGAACTTGCCCTTGACCCAGCCAACCACGATCTCATTGGTGAGGCTGTCGAAGGGGATCATGCTGTCGGGCTCTGGTGCTTCGAGGCCAAGGCTGCCGTACGCGCCAGCGGAGTAGGTGCCGTCTTCAGCGTTGACGGTGTAGTGAACCGTGAAGACCACGCCATCAGCGGTGTGGCGTTCGAGGTTGGCGATGCTCCAGGAAAAGGTGGTGCTCATGATATGTAGAAGCCTGTTGGCATTGTAGTGCAAAAGTGTTATCGCGGCAGGCCTCGATGTGAGTAGGGTTACTGGCCCTGGCTCGATTCAATGTAAGCAACAATCGCTTTCAGTTCATCAAGCGTCGCGTTGTTCTTGATCATGTTGGCTCGCATGGAAATCACGGCGATATTGCCAGGCACGTAGCCTTTGTTGTTGTCGATGCGATCCAGGCTCGGAGAGTTCTCCACTTGATCGCGGTTTGACCGACCAGCGCCAACACGAGCAAACAGCGGAATGCCCAGCACTGGACAGGTTTCGGGGATCACGATGTCGTCTTTGGTGATGGTGCATTCAAATCCACCAAGTTTTGCCCGCTTACGAGCGGCATACAACATCTTTGTTTTTTGATCCAGCTTGAGATAATCGTTATTCTGACACGTTTTGCAACGGGACGAACGGAGTACGTCAAGCGAGTCACGCCTTCCGTTTGTACGGCTACGCATCTCATAGAACTCTTCAGCCGGAAGATTTTGTTTACATACAGAGCATCTTAGGTCTGCCGCTGTCGTTACCAAGTGCTCAGTGCAGCTCGCTTCCATGTGTCAGTGGCGGTACAAACGTATATGTAACTGGAGTCCCAGCAGATCTCTCCGGCGGTGCCAGTATCAGATGCAGATGCAGGTGTTTTTGATGATGCAATTCTAATCCGATCATCGTTCACTTGGAGTAAAGAACCGCCAGACTGCGATGCCGTGCCAACTAAGAGCCTGCCGTCGCTGTCGATGCGGGCGCGTTCAGTTCCGTTGGTTTGAAAATAAAATGAAAAGTTACCCTCTGTGCCTAGATACCCTTCTTCGCCTCCTCCGCCTTTTAATCCTATCGTAAAGCGAGCGGTGCCAACAGAATTGCCCAGCGAAAATCTAGATGCCAGTGCTGTTGTTGAGATGTCGGATGATGCAACAACTGTCGTGGCTGCGCCAGAGCTGTAGACGACTAGCTTTTCACTAGGCCCAGTAGTGCCAATCCCTACGTTGCCTCGATCTAAAACAAGCACATCATCGTAGTCCGTGCCATTATTTCTCATCGAGAAGTTGTATTTTACAACCCCAGAGCTAACTCCTGTTTTAAGCGTTAGATAGTAATTATTAATATCTGCTTGAACGTAACCCCAGCGCTGAATTAGTGCTCCATCACCAGATGACTCTGCCATTAGATGAAGGGGAGCTGCAGGCGTAGAAGTCCACAGACCTACCCGATTGGTTGAAGCATCAACAAAGAACAGATTTGCTTCAGTGTCACCTTCAATGCGGAAGTCGTAATTTGCGCCGCCATCATTGAACACCACTTCACTGGTGCCAAACTCAACGCGTTCAGTGCCATTAGTCGAGATGGCTACTTGGTCTGCGCCGGGGGAATAGATGCCGGTATTTGTGTCGCCAGTGAAGAACACGCTGGGCGCCGCAGCAGTACCCAGGTTGACCTCGCCGTTGAACGCCACCACGTCGGTAGTGTCGAGGTTGCCGGTTAGAGGGTTGAAAACGTACTTAGCGCCCATTGGTCAATTCCTCAGCTCTTGGTGATCGAAGTCAGATTATCGCTGCCGTCATAGGCCAGCGTCAGCGTTGCCACGGTCGTACCACCAGAGCCGCCATCCTTATAGACCACACTGGTCAGGTTGCTGCCTGTGTAGCTCAAATCGATGTAATCATGCGCGGGGATCTCAAGGCCGGCGAGCGCCACCGGCAGCGGAGTTCCAGGGCTGACATACTCTGATTGGTTGTCAGATGCAATAAACCTGATCGGTTCGTCGGACATGATCAGCTCCGTTTGACAGCGATGTTGCCTGGTCCACTTATTCTAAGGCCTGTCAGGTAACGCTCAACCATTGGCGGGATGCGATCAGCGCCAGTAGCGCCGTACTGATTGGGCGTCACGTCAATGCTGCCGATCTTGACGTTTTTGTAGTCTTCCAATCCCGACAGCCCAATGCCGTCTTTGTTGTTGTTCAGATAAACCGCCAGCGTGGCTTGAGCCTCCTTGATCTGTTGCGGGATCTCGGTATCCGTGAAGTAATCAGTGGTGATCCTGAACGGAAACCCAACCGCATAAGTGTTGATGTAGGTATCAGGTTTCCGTACACCAGTACGCGGCCACTGTAAAGCCTGGGTGTCAGTAGCCCTTGCACCTAAATACCGCTCACGATCCAGTCGTTGCGTTGCGGTGTAAAGCGCACGATTCTTTTGATCCGTCGTAGCAGTGCCCCACGCCACGACGTCATCGCTTTCCACAAGGCCATCGATAATGGCTTGCGCGTCATTCAGCGTCAGGTAAGAGTTTGCGTCGGCTGCGTTTGGTGTTGCCACTAGCACGATCGCCATTGGTTG